GTCGGATTTCTCCGGGCCATTCCACCCTCCACTGAGCCTGATCGATTCCGTTTGCCGAAGCCCTCACCATGGATAGGTAAAGGCTGAGTAGAGCAGTAACATCGCGGGTTCGATATTTCTGCTCCATAAGTTCTACGAGCACTTCAAAGCCCTGCTTACTAGACAGAGCAAACCCACCGAGCCTAACAAGACTCCACGCCTTATCGGGAGCGTGATGCCTTTCGGTGTGCCAGATGTGCTTGTAGACTTCCTCCTTCGGACGGTTTGGCCTTCCCTTGTGCCAATTATGACCGACGAAGTACGGCGAATCAACAGCAGAGCTTCCTCTACGGTTGTCACGCTTTCTGCTCTTGTCTGGGTTAACAGTGAAGTTCAACTCAGAAGCCATGGAAGCAAAAACGTTGAGATCAACGTCTTGGTCCGACATGATCAGCGAGTCGTCACCCATAACAAGAATCTGATCACTGGATAAAGTACGTCCAGTGATTCGAAACCACGCGTAGTTAGACACAAGTAGGTTAATTAAACTACCCACTAGTGACGTAAACGTGGCACCAGATGGAATACCCTGGTGTACCTGATAGATGTAACCATCAGGCATGACGATGCGTGAATGAACGAAATCGTTAGCGTAACGCCAGAAACACTTCTCATCGACATCATCCATGTCAAGCTTTTCAGCTATCAATTTAAAGATGTCCATAATAATGTGCTCAGGAACGCACGCATCGAACCGGGAGAAATCCAACTCATATGAATGGCGATGTGCACCCTTCATAGAGCTAATTATCGCTCCACGTTCCTGAGAGGTGAGACCCCACGTGAACGGACGCTTTCGAGCCAGCGAACCCTGAATGGGCTCGGAAAAACTCTGACCCAAAATAGTCGTAGCGATCGCCGCCATCCAAACGAGCCTAGTTTTTGGATGAGCGACCCCAGTATCAGCCCCAGAGCCAAACTGAACACGGCGGCCAAAGAGATAAGGGTCGAAACCCCGTTCCCCTGAGCGTATGCGGTGAGCCAGTCGTAGCCCCTTGGCTTTCGCCAAGTGATTAGAGCTGAGATAAGGAAGGCTACTGAAAGAATTGTCATGGACCAACGAATCCACAACGTCCTCCAGCGATAAAACCCGTCGCCTTCCGCCAACAGCACCGAGTGTACGACGGACCGAATGAAGTGCTGCTCGGTATGCAGCCCGTTTGTCCTGTCCACGGAGGGAGTCAACCTGAGCTCGATTGAGTCGAACTCCGCTGGCAGTTCTCCCGTCATGTGCCCGTACGCTGCCAGGAGTAGCTCTTTCGCTGAATAGCGATCCAGCTCGTCCTTGTCTTTCGGCATCGGAACTGCTACGTACCTTGGAACTCTGGGAGGTTCCTGGATCTCCAGTTGCGTCGGTTGCTGGGATGGTGTTTGTACGCGGTCTACTTCCGACTGAAACGCTGGTCGAAAGGGGCTCTCGTCTCCCGTATTTACGTAGGGATTCGAACGCCCAGTCCTCTCCTGTGACACTGCGGTTCTCCTCTGGTGAGAAGGAAATGCCCGCATCGAGAAGCCAAGACACGTTGTAGTGGTCAGTCGCCGGCTTAACCACAGCACGGTTTAGTGACTGTAGCACCTCAGCAAGGCGTTTATTCCTCGCCTGTGTGCTGTA